TATTAACAAGCTTTAAAGTATTTTGTATATATTGTGTCATTTTTTTATCCTTTCATAATTAATTAAAATAACAGTTGATACTTGCAATTCTTATGCCAAAACTAAACGATCTTGGAATAATAAATATTTAATTTGTTTCTCTTCAATAATATTTATTTGAATATCAAATTGATCATTATTATTTATAGCATTGTAAAACTTTTTTAATTTATACATTGATATATTATATTCATTAGAGATTTTTCTTAATTTTTTATTAAGATCAATTCTATTATAAAATTCAATTTGATTTTTGTTTAATCTCATTTTTTTATCCTTTCATTTATTCTTATATAATATCCTATATTATAGTCAAACATTATTTTTTAACACTACCTGGAGTTGTGTCCTAAA